CCGTTCCCCAATACGTTTACTTCCTTCTTCATTTAGCCAATGTGCCCGATCACAGTTTGGAATCATTGAAAGAATTGGTTATGTTGTGTAAGAAAGAGTATGATGGGGTGGACAAACTGTGCGGGGAACGATGGGGCATTTGGGATTTGGTCCCTTGGTGCGAAGCGGAGAATATCTCTTTTGAAGCCGTCTTTCCCTCTTATGATAAACAAAAATCCGCCTTCACTGAGCTTTATCTTTGCATTGCCAATGCGAGGTTTAAGGCACCCCCCGTTGGCATATGGGGTTCTAAGGAGATGGACATTTTGAGGGAAGAAATGAGGACTTTTTTCCATGATCCCGACAAACACTGGTTCGGATCGCTTGAAAAATCAGAAATGAATGGCGCTCAGGATGATGTGATGTTTACGTTGGCGTGGACTTTGTATGGAGGAAGAGAAATTGGAGCAAGCGATTTTAAGGATAGAAGGTCGGAGCATTATTTTGGAACAATGGTCAGAGAACCGTCGATTTTGTCGGGATTTTACTAAAAATTAGGCAATTTTTCTTGATTTTGAGAAAAAAAGGTGATATTTAGACGGAAAATGAACGTTTTCCGTCTTTTTTTTTTCGCAAAAAAGGAGAAAAATTATGAAAAATTCGATGGAATTAGCAAAATCGGCTCTGGAAAAATTAACGGATGATGAGCTGATGGCATTGCAAATGTCGATGCCCTGGCAAATGGACGCTCTCGATTCTGCGACGGAAAGAGATGAAGATGGATTCATTGTTAAGGATTTTTCTGGGGATATAGGAGACGAGAGGGAGTTGATGCAAAGGGTGTGTTGGATGAAATTCAACAAAAACCCTTTCGTCGGCACAGCCGTCAGGGGCCAAGTGGGCCGCTTGACAGGATTGGGATTTGAGATTTCTTCGGAAGTGGCGGAGATTCAAGAAGCAATCGAGTCCACAGAGCTTGACCCCCGCAACGCTTTGTACAACAATTGGACTAAATACAGTGGAAGGGCTATCATAGAAGGAGAATTGTTTTTGTTGTTGACAATTCATTTGGATGGATTTGTTGAAGTCGATTTCATCGACCCCTCTCACATCTGTGGAGGAGGAGAGGACGGCATAATTTATCACCCTAATAAATCCACCTTTCCTCTCTTTTTCTTTGTTTCCGATGACTCCAGAGCTGATCAACTCACAAAATCCTCCATTCTCATTCCTTCCATCAACATAGCCTATTATCCCGAGCTTGTCCGGGTGGCAAAAAAGACAAAGACTTTTGATGAAGACTTGACTAAAGAATCGAGAAGCTCGAAAAACGCATATAACAAGGTCGGAGGATTTAGACGGTTTATTGTTACATGGGATAAATCATTTGTGACGAAAAGGAATATCTCGTATTTGAGGACGATTATTGAGTGGCTTAATCATTATGAGAATCTCAAGAAATACGAGATAGACCACAAGAAATCAGCGGGGGCTTACTTGTGGACAGTTATGATGGAAGATGCTAAGACGTTTCGCACTTGGTTGGGGTTGTCAGATGAAGAACGAAGAAAAACAGGAATTATGGCAAAGAAGACCCCTGGCAGTACGCTGGTACTGCCCCCTGGAATGAAGCTCACGGCTGAAAACCCTAAACTCCCCTCTATCAGTGACAGCGACACCGACATTCTACATTTGATAACGGGCGGTTTGAATGAACCAGAAGATGTTTCGACGGGACAGGCGAAAGGCACTTTTGCTTCGGTAAAAGCGTCCCGAGGACCGATGTCGGACAGAACATCCGATGAAGTTGCTTATTTTGAGAGGTTTTTAAGGTTTGACTTTTATCGTGCTGTTTTCTTTCTAAAAAGCAAGGTAGCGGGGTTTCCCGAAACCTTCAACCGCAGGATGGCCGTTGATTTTCAAAACAAGAAACCCGTATTCAAAGAAGTTCCGAGAAAGCCAGAAATGCTCATTGATATTTCCTTCCCCGTTTCTGAAGTCACCGATGCTGAAGCAAGAGCGAGGGCTTACATGGGAGTTAAGCATGGGTCTGTGTATGACACGTTGGGAATATCGAATGATTTTGTGGCTAAGAAGATGGGAGTCGGTAATTACAAACGGATGAGATTGATTCAAGCTACGGAACAGGATCGGTATCCCGAATTAGCTCCTCCCGTAGATTCGGGAGGCCAACAGTTAGACCCCGGTAAAAGAGTTGTTCAAGATCAAATCAAGCGCAACCAAAAACCAACAATCAAACGAAACAACAAGGAATAATCATGGATTTGGTAGGATTATTTTCGGGAGAAAGGGGATTGGAAATAGGAGGCCCGAGCCCTTATTTCCAAATCGATGGACCATTTCCGATTTATCTTTTTATTTCAGAACTGGACGGTTGTAATTTTTCTTCCGATACCATATGGCAGGGGAAAATAGAGGAAGGGAAAAATTACAGATTTGATAAGGATAAGGTGGGAAATTTATTTATCTGTGATGTCGTCGATTTGCCTTCCCGTATTCCAACTGCTTCTTATGATTTTGTCCTTTCCTGCCACGTTCTTGAGCATGTAGCCAACCCTCTTAAAGCCTTTTCTTCCATGATCCACGTGTTGAGAAGGAGAGGAGTAATTGTCTTAGTCTTGCCTAAAAAGACCTACAACTTTGATCATAATCGTCCCATAACCCCTTTCTCCCACCTGATTCAAGACTATGAACAAGATGTAAAAGAAGATGATTTGTCTCATTTGGATGAGATATTGAGGCTACATGATTTACGCTTGGACCCTCAAGCTGGGACTTTTGAACAATTTCGACAAAGGAGTTTGAGGAATAAGGAAAATCGAGCATTACATCATCATGTTTTTGATATGGAAACGGCAGAACGTCTTTATGAGTTCTTTGATCTTTCGATTTTATTCAAACGAGAGTCGAGGGATGATTTTCTTTTAGTCGGAGGATGAGATGAAGATAACGGTTTTATCAAAATGGTATAATGAAAGAGAATTAGCTCCTTTCTTTTTCCGTCATTATGATTTTGCCGACGAGATTATCATTTATTTGGATGATACTACAAACGATGGAACCGAGGAATTTATTAAGAAACAGAAGAAGGGAAGAATCATATGGGGAAGTAGTGATGGTAAACTAAATGATACCATTTGTGTTCAAGATTTGAATAAAATAGCTGGAGAATCTGAATCTGATTGGCTTATATGTGTAGATGCCGATGAATTTGTATTTCCTCACGGATTTACCGACCCTCGACAATCTTTGGCTTCTGCTGATGGAACGGTTATTTATGCTGCGATGTGGAATATGTATCAACATGAGACCGATCCACCACTCGATTTTTCCAATCCTTCCATTTTGCAAAGGCGACATGGAGATCCAGATAGAACAAGTCCTTCCAACATAAATTGCACAAAACCAATCATCATTAAACCGGAAATAAACATCGAGTGGGATGTAGGATGTCACAATTATATGCCCAATGACAAAATCATTGTGTCTTCAACTCGATGGGACGGTGCTCATTGGCAATCCGTTGATTTAGATTTAGCAATAAAACGAAGGATTAAAGGAGTTAAGGAAAGATTGTCTGAAGCCAATAAAATAAATGGTTGGGCAATTCATAATTTTAATATCACGAGGGAAGAAATAAAAACTCTTATGGAAAAACATAAACACGATCCATTACTTTTCTAAGGAGTATATTATGAATAGACAATACTTACCAACCATTTCTCAATTAGTAGATCGATTGGCGATTGTAACATTAAAAAGTATTAAAATACCTGAAAACAAAATAGAATATGAAAAAGAAGCTGCCTTAATAATGGCTGATTTGGATGTTCTATTAGGCCCAAATCAAGGTAAACTTGTTCGAGCCATACAGATAAACGCCATTGTGAATGAAATTATTTGGACCAACGAATCAAAGGCACGATTGGGAGGAGACGAACAAGATCATTTACTCAAATTCACACATTCTGTTAATGGTGTCCGCACTTCTGCAATGAATGTTATAAGTTCCCTTTTGGGAGAACGAAAAGATTTAAAAGTGGATTGTATAGCCGCCGATGTTTGTAAACAAAACGGATATGATTTTACAGGAATCTTATGAGGTGTAAGAAATATGACCAGAGCTTTAATAACAGGTATTACCGGAATGGTCGGTTCCCATTTAGCGGATCATCTTTTAGCTAATACAGATTGGGATATTTTTGGTATGTGTAGATGGAGAAGCCCTCTGGACAACATACATCATTTGTTGGATAGAATTAACCGGAAGGACAGAGTTCATTTACTTTATGGTGATCTATGTGATTTTCCCTCCCTATGTGAAGTCGTGAAAGAAAGTAATCCAGACTATGTATTTCATCTGGCGGCTCAGAGTTATCCGAAAACCAGTTTTTCTGCTCCGTTAAATACATTGGACACTAATATCATGGGAACTATGAGATTGTTAGAAGTGTTTAGGCGTTATTCAATATCTTCCATCATTCATGTATGCGCCAGCTCTGAAGTATATGGTAGAGTTCCTAAGGAGAAATTACCAATAAAAGAAGATTGTTCTTATCATCCAGCATCTCCTTATGCCATATCAAAAATAGGAACTGATCTTATCGGCAAATTTTATGCCGAGGCTTATGGTTTAAAAACAGTGATGACCAGAATGTTCACCCATACTGGACCCAGGCGGGGAGATGTTTTTGCTGAATCCACTTTTGCAAAACAAATAGCAATGATTGAACGAGGATTGATTCCTCCTATTGTCAAGGTGGGCAATCTTCAGTCTTTACGCACTTGGTCGGATGTTAGAGATGCTGTAAGGGCTTATCTTATGTTGGTCACCATGAATCCCATATATGGAGAATGTTATAATATAGGAGACACTTATACTTGCACGGTAGGAGATATGCTTAATTATTTATTGAGTTTATCTGA